AACTAAACTAAGGATGAAAAAATGGTTCGCATAAAGAATTTTTTAAAAAAAGCGATCTCAATTTTGTTTTTTCCTATCACTAAACTTGTAAACTACATCAAGTACAAGAAGAAGATTAGAGAACTACAAAAGAGAGACCCGTTTATATACAAGTAGGAGAAATATGATCGTTTGGGGAGTAACAGGAAATAATCACGATGCCAGTTTGGCTGTAATGGAATGGCGAGTACAAGGTCTAACTGACCATTACCATTTAAAATTAAAATGGGCAGGAATGTCAAAAGACTTTAGTGGTATACCGGGAGACCCAACACTGTGTCCTAAACTAATGGCAGAAGTAAGAGCAAATCCTAAATGGGCCTACCCTGCGAAAATATATTTTTATGAAAAGCCTTTAAAGAAAACTATGAGACAACTGATTGCAGGACAAGGTTGGAAATGGAAAGAAAATAATATTAAAAAGTTTTTAGCAAAATCAGGAATACACAATGTACCGATTGAGTATATAAATCATCACGAAAGTCATGCGGCTTATGGATATTATACTTCTCCATATAGAGATGCCGCAGTTGTTGTACTAGACAGTATAGGAGAGTTTGAAACATTTACAATATGGCATGGACATGGCAACAAATTAGAAAAGAAATATACTCAAAACTATCCGCACAGTATAGGTTTGTTTTATTCAGCAATGACTCAAAGAGTTGGTTTGAAAGCAAACGCAGAAGAACATAAGTTTGAACAACTTGCTAAAAAAGGCAACTGGAGAAAGTATTACAGAATGTTTATGGAAGAAATTATAGATACTAGAATGCCTTTTAAAACAAGAATTAATTTACACAGAGGTTGTAATTGGTGGAGACCAGAATTAAACACAGAACAAGATATGGCAGACATCGCCGCAACCACACAACACATTTTTGAACAAGTATTAATGTGTGCTAGTTCGTGGATACAAATGAATATCAAAACATCAAATATTATTTTGGTAGGTGGTTGTGCTTTAAACAAAACAGCAGTAACTAAATTGGAATCAGTTTGGGACGATATATGGGTTCCGAAAAATCCAGGTGATCCTGGCAGTTGTATAGGTGCTGTGCTTGCCAAATATCATAAGCACATTGACAATTCAAACGAAATGTGGTATAATAAGGACAATGGTGAAGCAAAATAAAGATTATGGATATGAGATACAGAAACTGTATCTCGAAATGATGTTAAATGACGCAGAAACGTTTGTGCGTTGCCAATCTATATTTGATCATTCATTGTTTGATAGAAAACTTCAAGAGACAGCAGACTTTGTCAACAAGTATGTGGCAGAATATAATTCACTGCCAACATATGATATTGTAAACAAATCTTGTAACGTTAATTTAAAACAAGCAGAAAATTTAACAGAAGAACATTTTACTTGGTTGTTAGATGATTTTGAAACTTTTGTAAGACATAAAAGTTTAGAAAGAGCAATATTAAAATCTGCTGATATGTTAGAAAAAGGTGAATATGGTCCAGTAGAAGAATTGGTCAAGAAGGCTGTACAAATAGGACTACACAAAGACATAGGTACAGATTACTTTGATGATCCTAAAGCAAGACTTATGGGACTGAAAAATCAAAATGGACAAGTCAGCACAGGCTGGACAACACTGGATAAAAAATTATTTGGTGGCTTTAACAAAGGTGAGTTGAATATATTTGCTGGTGGATCTGGTGCTGGTAAAAGTTTATTCCTTGCTAACTTGGGTTGTAATTGGGTACTAAATGGATTGAATGTTGCTTATGTAACATTTGAATTAAGCGAACCACTTGTAAGTATGAGACTAGATTCAATGCTAACAGATGTGCCTGCTAGAGAAATTTTCAAAGATTTAGATGGTGTAGAAATGAAAGTTAAACTGCTTGGTAAAAAAGCAGGTAAGTTTCAAATCAAATACATGGCAAGTGGTAAAAACACAAACGACTTAAGAAGTTATATTAAAGAATATGAAATAAAAACAGGCACAAAACTAGATGTGATACTTGTAGACTATTTGGATCTTATGATGCCTATCAGCAGAAAAGTATCGCCAAGTGATTTATTTGTTAAAGACAAATTTGTATCTGAAGAATTAAGAAATTTATCTATGGAATTAAATGTGATCTTTGTTACAGCATCGCAGTTGAACAGAGGTGCTGTTGAAGAAATAGAATTTGATCATTCGCATATATCGGGCGGATTGAGTAAAATACAAACTGCTGACAATGTGTTTGGTATATTCACATCAAGAGCAATGAGAGAACGTGGTAGATATCAAATACAACTTATGAAAACAAGATCATCTAGCGGAGTTGGTCAAAAGATTGATTTAGAATTTGATGTAGACAGTTTGAGAATAAGAGATCTTGCTGAAGATTCTGAATATCAAGAGTTTGATAAACGTAAGAGTACAATATATAATTCACTGAAAAAGACATCAACAGTAACTGAAAACGATGCCGAAGAACCAAAAGAACTTAAAGCACCAGACCCAACAAAAGGCGACACTGTTGGTCGTATCGAAACAGGTAACACTGATCAAACAAAGTTGAGGGACTTTTTAAAGAACCTTGATGGCGATGAATAAACAATACAAAAGAATAGTAATTCCAATAGGTTTAGATTGAGGAACCAGCCGACGTACTTGTAATCACTTGGCAAACACTATTAGTGGTAGGTCAGGATTGAATATTTTTTCCGATGTAGAATCAATTGAACAAGGTGACTTGGTAGTATTAGGTGGTGTTGGTGGACATGATGGGTTTGAAAAATATCACGAAACATTTCAAAAGCAAAATATAGATTATCTAAATGTCGAAAAAGGTTATTGTAATTGGTGGAAGCCCGTTTACTGGAGAGTAGCATTCAACGAAAATCAAATCACAGATATCAAAGGTGAATGGACAAATGAACGTTTTGTAAAATTTAATATGACTATTAAGCCTTGGCAAATAGGCGATCAAGTGTACATTGTGGCTCCCAGTCAAAATGGGTTGGATGTGTATGGTATAAAACAAAATGTAGATGAATGGATTGAATCTACTACACAAGAAATTAAAAAACACACAAACAGACCAATCAAAGTGAGAAAGAAACTGCCTAAGAAAGCAAGAGGTTCAAGAGGATTCTGTGATTCATTAGAAAATATATACTGTGTGGTCAGTTTACACACTATGGCGATGACCGAAGCATTGCGAGAAGGATGTCCTGTAATCAGTCTTGTTCCAGGCTGTCTGAAAGATTACAGTGTAAACTCAATTGATAAGATTAATAATTTGTACTACCCTGATAATAGACAGTATCTATTCAACTGTTTAACTAATGTACAATTCAATTCTGGAGAGTTGATTAGTGGCGTTGCGTGGGACACTATTAGCAAATACTACGGAATCAATATTACCAAAATTTAATCACCACACAATCGGATATAATAAATATTGTTTTAGGCAGAAAGGCAATAATGACTGATTTAGAAAATATACAAAGGCTCACTGAACGTTTTAAAAGGCAAATGCCCAATAGTGAAGTGTACCAACAAAGACTCGCAGAAGAATTTGAACTAATTCTTAAACAAAGATTCACAGAATACTTCTTAAAAATTTGTGACATCATAGACATCACATCAGATTTAAAACACATGACAAGAGGTTCGGCAGGGTCCAGTCTTGTATGCTACTTGTTAGGAATAACTGATGTAGATCCAGTTAAATGGAATATACCTGTAGCACGTTTTATGAATCCACTACGTGATGATTTACCTGATGTTGACATAGACTTTGAACATCACAAACAAGCAGAAGTTATGAATCGCATTTTCAAAAAGTGGCCCGGCAAGACAGCAAGAATATCTAACTATGTCAAGTATCAACCCAAGTCAGCAAAACGTGAAGCGGCAAAGCGTTTGGGTGCCAAAGGTAAACTGCCACGCAAATTTAAATATGAAGATTATGATATTGATCCTGTTGAAGCAAAACGCATAGAACAAAAACTGTTAGGCAAAAAAAGATGTATATCTAAACACTGTGGCGGAATTATAATGTTCGATAGACAATTACCTAAAAGTTTAATTTCTGCTGATAATCAAATACTGTTAGACAAATATGAAGTAGAAGATTTAGAACATCTAAAAGTTGACATACTTGCCAACAGAGGTTTAAGTCAGTTGCTAGAAATAGAACCTGATATGAACTTGACAGATTATCCTATGGAAGATGAATCAACATCAAACTTATTAAGCAGAGGAGATGTGTTAGGAGTAACACAAGGCGAGTCTCCAGCCATGCGTAGATTGTTTAGAGCAATACAACCTAAAAGTGTATATGATTGTGTGTTCGCAACAGCAATGATACGACCGGTAGCAATGACAGGTAGACAAAAAGCATCCATGTTCAATGACTGGACCAAAGAAGGTGTACAAGATTCTATTGTGTTTGAAGATGATGCCATTGAAATTATTTCTGAGATTATCGGAATTGATATGTATGAAGCAGATATGTATCGCAGAGCATTTGCTAAAAAGAACGATGAAAAAATTATAGAGTTTGTAGATAGATTAGGTAATCATCCACGCAAACAAGAAGCGATCAACACACTGATGACGCTATCTGGTTTTGGATTATGTAGAGCTCATGCGGTAAACTTGGGCAGATTAATTTGGGCATTAGCATATCAGAAAGCACACAATCCTAAAAAGTTTTGGGCGGCTTGTTTGAAACACTGTGAAGGTTCATACAGACGTTGGGTGTACAACACAGAAGCAGAACGTTGGGGCATAGACAACGAACCTGGTTGGTGGAGAATGGGATTTATTCCTAAATGTCATGTACAACAGCAATATCTAGATTATGTTCAGTTTGCAGGAGTTATTGCCAATGGCAGAGTTTTCAAAGGCAAAAATGGAAAGTATGTAACATTTGTTACACTAGGAATAGGTCCTGGCGAATACATAGACATCACAGTTAAGAAACCGTTCAGTCACAGAGATGGTGATGTTATTGTGGGTAGGGGCAAAATCAAACATCATAACAATTCAGACTATGTGGAATGTCAAGATGTGGAACTGCTTTCATTCCAGCAATGGCTGGCGGACAGCAATAATTCCGCGAAGCGGTAAAGCAGAAATTTTTAATCCGCGTAGCGGTAAGCACAGCGAAATCGGTAAGCAATTTTAATCTATGATTTTTCTTTTGGCGCCTTTACGTTTGACGTCTAGTGTGCTACAATGTATTCCACCGTCCCAAAACAAATAGTGTCTTTGTGGCACAACATGGCAGTCTATGTGTAAGGACTTCAGTTTGGCAAACAGTTTGGGTATGTGTCTAGCAAACACAATGTTGTGTCTATCTATGATCAACACGTTAAGATCAAAACATACTTCTTGACTGTAACCTCTCCAGTTCTCCAAGTACTTGTCTATCCAGTCAATGTCCATTTTGTTTTGTGCTTCTGCATAATCTTGTACATATCTGTCCATTTTTAATTCAGGCAAACAGTCACTGACATCTATCAACTGTTTGTTGTGTAAGCATTCTGGAACCCATTCCATGCCTGCGTGTATCACTGTGTCGTCATCTATCATGATGAAGCCGTGGTCAATGTGACCAAAGCCTTTACAACGTGTGGCGGTGTTGTTGACAAATTTATAGTCATTCAACTCTCTTTTACACCATTCTAAACCTGAGGGTGAACCTGGACCTTCGTGATTAACAATGATGGCATCGCCTGCTTTATACATGGTGGCAGTGTGCCACAACACTCTGTCCATCAATTTTTCCTTGTAGTTGTTGTCGTTCACAAACCAATCATCTTTGTTGTTCAAGTTCAGCAACATGGGTGCTGGTTTGCTGATCCAACGATGACCTTGCTGAA